TTCTTCTCGTACATACGCAGGTATCCACTTTTTCCACGATATAAATAAGTTATTGGGATGCATGTAATTTACAAAAAAACCATTTGATTCTAATTCTTTTACCAAATACGACAAACAGTCAGACTTGTCGTATATGGGTTCTCCAAATATATATTCGGGAACATTAAACCAAATATATTTATCACTATTTTTATTCCGACTTGTGATCTTTATTTTTTTATGAATACGATTTAATATTTTATTAAATATAGACAGCTGTTTTAGATTTTTTTGATGATTCGCAAGGAACAAATCATCAATGTCTACTTTTTTATTTTCATCCTTCTCATCTGGAAAGAGAAATGACATTGTATATTTATTTACGATAAATTAAACATAAACATATAAACTTATTTTACACAATCATGACAATCAAACATTTAATTATTTCCGGAGGCGGTATACACGGGTTTACTTTTTGGGGTATGATTAAAGAGTGTATGAAACATAATGTAATTGTATATGATAATATTGAAACAATTACGTCTACGTCTATTGGTAGTTTTATTGCAGTTATAATTTCATTAAACTACGACACATCCGTTATTGATGAATATATTATTAAACGTCCGTGGCACGAAACAATACCATTAGGTGTTTATGAATATCTCGAAGCATTTAATAAATGTGGCATATTTGATACATCACTTATTAAAACGATTATGAAACCTCTTTTTGGCGGAAAGAATATATCACTCGACATTACGCTAAAAGAGTTTTATGAGTTCTCCAATATCGAATGTAATTTTTTATGTACAAATGCTTTTAACTTGCAACCCGTTCTAATGAATCATAAAAATTTTCCCGATGAAAAATTATTAGACGTCGTATATTGTTCTGCAAGTATTCCTATTATTTTTCAACCAATTGAAATACAAAATATTCATTATATTGACGGTGGTATAAATGCAAATTATCCTATCGATTTTTTTATTGACAATTATGAAAATGTTAATACAGACGAGATTTTAGGAATTAATAATAATTTATTAGTAGACTCAAAAATAGATTATACTAACCTCATTTCGTATGTTTCGTCATCTCTATTTATTATGATCAATAACCGTGTTTCAAGACATATAAATGCTAAAATTAAATTTGAAATATCATTTCATCCAAGTGTTGAAGATACCTTTGATTTTTCTAAGATGATTTACAATGAATCCGAACGCAACAGAAGTATTCATAAAGGTACTCTTCTGGCAGAAAATCTAATAATATTATATAATGGAAATAACCTCGGGGGTGACACTTCCATTGGAACCACCGATGACACCGACCGACCCAACGACACCAATGAAAAGGAGACAATCCCTTATTGAACAATACAATGAACTCAGTAAAGACCAGGACTTTCAACAAAAAATGACAGTTACCACTACACTCATTCTTGAAGTGTATCGAGTATTAATGGGTGCTATGCTTATTTTATTTGTGCCCCAAAATTGTGACGGGGAAATGTGCTCTATATCTGCTAATTTTAATAGAGAAGATTCAGGACTTACTAAATCAGCGTTTGCTTTCAATTTATTTACCGTGGCATCATTTTTAGTTCTATATAAAATAGAAGTATCCCGTGAAAATAAAATGATTGATTATTTAGATGTTAATCCCGAACTTCCCCGCGATAATGATGCGGTCAAGGAAGCATTAGAACATTTAGAACCTTCGAAAAAAGAGGAAATATGGACACTCGATGACCATTACCAGAAAGCCGGGTACTTTTCAATGGGGGCATTTTCCGTAAATTCTGTGTTGAGTTCTTATGTCATTTTTTCTAATTTTCTGAATGACAAAACTATTACCGTTTTACTTACTAATTTGTTGTTTATGGGATTGAAAATTAGCGATGTTTTCAAAGTTGTTAATACTGAACGGAATATATTCTTATCTGCTTACCTTACACGAAAAATACAATATAATGATATTGACCCCGACCATTGTCCTATCACACAAAAAGATATTGAATCGTTAACTGACTTAGAATGTATTGACATCACTGATGTTGACACCGAGCAAATGCCGTAAACATTTTTGTAAAATAAATTATTATATTTTATACTAATTTATTGTTCGGTAAATGAATTTACAAATTCTTCTAAATTATTACGCGTAATGCGCGCTTCATAATCAATAATCTTACCTTCACGATTCATTTTAATTGTAGGAAATGAATCAACGTCGTACTTGTTCATCATTTGATTAATTTTACTTTTATCTTCATCAGTACAATCAACATCAAGGCATATTATATTATATCCATTTACACGTTTTCCGTTTAATGCCGACTTAAAACTATCCCATTCGGGTTTCGCAGTCTTGCAATGAGGACACCAATTTACGTGAAAAAATAGTATTTCTAAATCTATACCCTTGGTATCTGTATTTGCAACATCTTTGAATTGTTTATCCTTTAAATCTTTCTTTACGTATTTATTGTATGCAAATAAACCAGTAAACACAAATACCAAAAAGATCACAAATACTATAATGTAAAACATATATGGTTTAAAATATCGATTCACTGTTTCGTAAAAATTACCCATTCTATATAATTAGTATTTATTTAATAAATACTAATAAAACTAATTTTTTATATGCACATCTTTTGCGATATTTTGTACCCGGTTTCGCTTAGTCTGTGTCATTTATTCAAACAATTTAATAATTTCATTTATATTTTTTTCTGCCGATTTATTTATTATTTTATTACATAAATGATGTGCTGAATCATTCAATGTTTTTATTTCAAATATATCTATTTGAATATCTAAATAGAATTTTTGATAGTTATACATTCCAAATCTACTTTTCTTTTTTTGTGTTGAATGATTTTTTATTACTATATACATAAACTGATTTGGTTCTACTTCTTCACATAATAATGTATTTTTACTTGATTCCTCATCTAAACAAGATATATTTAACTTAATATTTTTTATTAAATTTATCGTAGAATATATGTTACCCATATACGATTCAAGGACTTGTTTACACGTATCTATTATTTTTCCAATTTCTACTTCTAATTCGTATGTTTTTTCTTTTTTATGAATACTGTCTACACTGCTTTTAGTGTAATCTGGTTTAACTAGTTCCGGATTTTTTTGTATTACATAGTGTTCTAATGCTTTAAATTTTTCACTTCCTGCCTCGGCATCATGACGAAACAGTTTTATTCCAAATGGGCCTTCTAAATCAGTAGTTATGCTATCTTCTATCCAAAGAATGTCAACACGTCGGGTTAGACAATGTGGGCATATTTTTCTATAATAATCCCCTTTGTTATCACCTTTATATTCTTTCCCTCTATAATCCCAACATTGTTTTTCATCTAAACAAAAAAAACAAACCATATCTTTAACTATTTCTTCAATTTTTAAGCCAATGTTTTGTTGAAAAATTTCATTCTTTTTATATATTTCAACAAATGACATTATTTCATTTCTAATAGATAGATTCGAATCTTCCATATACATATTTGAATATTTTATATTACATATTCGGGGTTATGTAAAAAATTGAAATGATTTATTTACAAGTGGGTGTGTAAATAAATCATGAAAGTAACAAATACTGACCTACTCAATAATAGATATACATATTCTATTGAAATTCTCGAACAGAATATTCTGGAAAATCATCTTGATGAAAAAATACTTTTGGCAACACAAACGCTCACTCCCGAGTTTTGTGTCAAATACATTTTGGATTTAGATATTGAAGGCGGCGGAGAAGAGTCGTATATTTTTGATATATGCTATATATTATCATTTCAAAAACATATAACGGAAAAAGAATTAATGGATTTAATCGATACTGCATAACTTAGTGTCTCCTGGTGTTTCTTGTATTTCTTTGTTTTTTTTTATTTTTCTTGGATTTTCTGTTGACTCTATTGGATTTCTTTTTTCCACCCATCATATCATTATAATAGCCATCATAATTACCAATCGGTTCCAGATATTTTTCCCCATTAAGTAAAGAAATTTTATAATATACTACGCCTTGTTGATTATTCGGTTCATAATTCACTAAATCGCCAACATTTCCATTTCTTAAAATTTCGTCTTCTTCATCATAATTATTAAAACTACGCGGCATTGGTCCATCTAAATCAGCCATCGTAAGTGGTGGCGCGTCTGGTTCTAAATCGGCCATGGTAAGCAGTGGTGGAGTTCTAGGGCCAATATCCGCATAATCTGGCTGAGGATTTATATCTTTACACACATCAACTATATCTATACGACATAAAGGGCACTTAACAGCTGTATTATGTTTACTTTTACACCATTCATTTAAGCAATTCTTATGAAACTGATGCTTACACGGTAAAGTAGGTATATTATCACTCTTATTTACGTCCTCTAAACATATCCCACACGTCTCCTTTATTTTTCGTGTAGCCTTTATCGCTTTGCGTTTATTTGTATCTTTTCCACTTTTCGTTATTACACCTCCTCGTTTTGAACGAGTATTTTTAGATATTAATTGTTTTTTTTTTGTTGTCATTAATAATACTTTATATTTTTTTTCAGAATTTGTAATATAAAACGAAATTAATGTTTCTTGGTTCTTCTCGTTTTTCTTTTGGATTTTTTATTTTTCATGGATTTTCTACCCCCAAGATATTCTCCTATTTTATCTGCTAGTTCAGCCGGCATTTTTTTATCACCCCTATTTCCCACATCTTTGGCACTCATCACCATATCTAGGTTTTTCTTATCTTGTTGTCTTTCCAAATGTCTTGGAATTATTTGTGTATCTAGTCCTAGTTCTGCCTGTCTGAGTAATATCACGACTTTTGCCCGCTCCCTCCATTTTGCCAAATAGAGAGCCGTCCTGCCCGCATTGTTTGTCGATTTCACATCAGCCCCATTCTCCAATAGCAACCGCACTATTTCTATATTTCCCTTCAAACTCGCGTAAGATAGAGCCGTATCGCCTTCGTTGTCTTTCGCATTCACATCAGCCCCATTCTTCAATAACATTTCCACCATCTCATTGTTATTGCGTCCAGTACTAATTGCGGTCATGAGAGGCGATTTGCCTTCATTATCCTTGGCATTCACATCAGCCCCCTTCTTCAATAACATTTCCACTATGTCTTTGTAATCATTCCAGCCTGCATACCAAATAGCTGTTTTGAGAGCCGTCCCGCCACTCTCACTCTTCGCCTCTATATCAGCCCCCTTATCCAATAGCATTTTCGCTATGTCACCGCGGCCCTTCTCCAATGCCCTATGGAGAGGCATATATTGATAATCATCTCTCTCATTCACATCAGCCCCCTTCTCCAATAGCAATCTCACTTTTTCTATGTCTCCTGCATCAGTTGCAACACGGAGAGCCTTGTTGTTGCCACCTCCTATATGTTTTTTTGAACGCGTACGTCTAAATCTGTTAGAGTATTTGTTATACTTCGGTTTCTTGTGTTTTCGTGTCGTCATTATACTATAATATCATATAATATTACACGTCATGTTCCCATATTACTTGAATTGGTTCATCCCATTCACTATACATTAAAGCCTTACTTGTTGGTCTATCGAGTTTGAGTAAATTATTAAGTGCCTCCTTTCTGCGGTCCATTGGTAATAGTTTCGGTGACAATTTTCGTGACTGAAATTTCCAAGCCCATTCAAATTGTAGTGCAGCCGACCACGTAGGGAATCCCGCGACATGACAACGTCTTTTCCAAATATGTCCTTTCACTACTTTTCTACTCGTTGCCACCGCACCACCTTTAATTTCTTTATTATGTTGTCTAAGTCGGTGTTCTAAATTAACGGTCGCACCGACATAAGTAGAATTGTCCGAACATTCCAATAAATATACGTAATACATATAGGATTACGTATATTTTACATCTATACATTTTATTTTCATTATTATATTATTATGTATATTGTAATCCT